ACACCACCAGCAGTTACATCTAACATAGTGTCTAACATAGCTTTTTGTTCGGCAGTAGTAGTTAATTCAGTCCATACATTCATCCATTCAGCATATTGTTTGTCAATTTGTTGACCACCAATTTCTACACTGCAGTCAGCTACAGCGTTAGACCAGGCATCACCACGGTTGTCAGCACCGGAAGTGCAAGTTACTTCTAAGAGTAAACCGTTTACAAGATCACCATTTCTGGATAAGTTGCAAGATACGGAGTTACCAGAGGCAACGGTACCGTTTAAGGTTTGTTCGATAGATTCGACAGAGAAGTTAGTGTGTCTGCGGTAGACTACTTTGAAAAAAGTAATTTGGGGGTTACCAGTAAGGTAAACATCTTGGGCGCCATAGGCGACGAGTTGCATTAAACCTCCACCCATATTTGTATATTATATAATAGAAAAAAAAACTAAATATTTTTTATTTTTTTTAAATATTTTTTTAAATTTTAAATATTTTATAACCAAAACAGTCATTTTTAAAATAAAAAATTACACTTAAAGTATTTTTTCCATCTATAATAATGTCTAACTTTAGAATTAAAAAGAAGAAATCTAAAGAAAGTAAAAAAACAAACATAAAAGGTTCTACTACTCTAGATAAAAAACATAGACAAAAAGTTAATGAATTTCTCAAACAAAAAAAATCAAAGAAGAGTATTGAAAATGAAATATCAAAAATAGAACAAGAATTAGATATTTTAAAAAATAAAAGTTTAAAATATAATGATGAAGTTATGGAACATAGAGCAAATTTATTAAATAAAAAAGATGTTCTTCAATATGAATTAAACAATATTAATAATAATTTTGATGAATTAAATTATTATGATACAGCGGGAGATATTATAACTGATTATTATAAATTAAGAGATAGTAAAGAAAAAGATATTAGAGAATCTAAAAGTATTCTTGAATATTTAAATAATAATAAAACTGTTAAAAATGATAAGAAAAATAATAGAGCAACATTATTTGAAAAATTTTGTAAACGTATAGATGGAATTAGAATTAATAAACATGATGGAAAAGATAGAATTAAATATTGTAATGAATGTGATGTAGAAAAAGTTTTAGACCTCGGAGAATCAGCATATACTTGTCCTGAATGTGGTGATATGGAAATAGTAATAATAGACGAAGATAGACAAATAAAAGAATATTCACCATATAAAAGATTAAATCATTTTAGAGAATGGTTAAATCAATTTCAAGCAAAAGAGTCAACTGAAATTCCAGATGAAGTTTATAAAAATATTTGTATTGAGATTAATAGAAATAGAATTAATGATTTATCACAATTAAATCGTGATAAAATGCAACAAATATTAAAAAAAATAGGTTATAATCATTTGTATGAACATATTCCATATATTATAAATAAATTAAGTAATTTGCCACCACCAAAAATTAATAGAACAATAGAAACAAGATTTTTGAAAATGTTTATGATGATACAAGAACCTTGGGATATGTATAAACCTAAAGGAAGAAAAAACTTTTTATCTTATTCATATATTTTATATAAATTTTGTGAATTATTAGAATTAGATGATTTATTAGAGTTTTTTCCATTATTAAAATCTCCCCAAAAACTTATGGAACAAGATTACGTTTGGAAAAAATTTTGTAAATATCTTAAATGGGAATTCTATCCTACAAGAAGATAAAATATATTTAGTTTTTTTTATATCTTATTATATAATGGATACATTTAATGTTAAATATAATCACTTTAGAACTCAAAAAGGTGGTTCTCCTTATGGTAACATAATTCATAATTTAGAACAAGCAAAATTTAAAATTTTATCATTACCTCCTAAAGCTGGAAGTGCAAGTACAGTTTATTTATCTGAAAATGTCGCTCTTGCTTTAAAATTTAGACCTATTCCTAAAATAGCAATTGACGAAGGTGGTAGTTTAAGAATTATTGGAACAGACCATCCTAATTATGCTGTTTTAGTTCATTCACCAGAAAGATATCATAGAATACAAGTTCATGTATCTAAATTTTTCTGTGATTCAATGTGGGAATTTGAAATTTCTCATAATAGAGATCATAGATATTATAGTGTAACATTAATTAATGATAAACATTGCAGACCTTCTTATATTCCTGGAGGAATCTCTATTTTACCTCCTCCTGTAAAAGAAGTTCATATTGTTCCTGTATATACTCCTGAACCTAAAAAATATTATATTGATGATTATGATGATGTTTTAGATGATGAGGATGATGATTATCTTGTAAAACCTAAACGTAAATCCAGACGTAAATCTAAACGTAAATCCAAACGTAAATCCAAACGTAAATCAAAACGTAAATCAAAACGTAAATCAAAACGTAAAACTAAACGTAAATCCAAACGTAAATCCAAGAGAAGATCTCGTTAAAAATTAAATCTTATAAAAAATAAAATATAAAAATTATCTAAGTATTATAAATGAATCACGTTATTTATAATATTTCATTAATATTATTATTATTAGGAATAATTATTTTGACATCATATTTAAGTAAAGCAAATAGTCAATGTAATATACAAGTTCCTAAAAAAGAAGAAAATAAAGAAAATAAACTTGCTTCAAAAGTTTACTCAAAAATGTTTAATCAACCAGAACCTTGGTTAGGTTATGAAAGTTTTACAGATTAAATTTTAATTGTTCCACCTCCATATGAATTAATAGTTATATAGTTTTTATTACTATTAATTTTTCTTAATAATAATGAATTAGTAGATTCTAATTCAAAGTAATTTTTATTAATAAAAACAATAATTAATTTTCTATAATGAAGAATAATTTCAGAATCTGTTTCATCGGAACTTAACGCATAATTTAATTCATGTTTAAATTCCTCTATTGTTTTATCAGAAAATAAATTTAATTGATAAATACTTTCAGGTCTTGAAGTTGATAATCCATAATAGGTCTTTGTAATTGAAAACATAATATAAGTTTTAGACATTAAAATAATAAATTAATTTTAATATATCATTTATAATCAATTTTTTATTTATTATTTATATTATATGGTAAAATATCATTATTGTAAAAAATGTGGACGAATTATTCCTATAAAATCTACATTAAAATTAGTAAGATGTCCTTTTTCAGATTGTTATTATAGATTTGAAAATCCTTTTACTACAATAAAAAATAATAAAAAATAATAATTAAGTTATTTAAAACAATATTTATTAAATAACTTAATGTCTCAAACTGATTATCTAACTAAAGATTCTTTGCTTCCTGAAGGTCAAAGATTTGTTTGTCTTTCATTTTTAACTCCATCTGAAGAAGATAAACATACATTAACCGGTATTAAAATTAGAGGTGTTTTTCCAACATATGAAATGGCTTGCGAACACGCTAAAAAACTTCAAAGTGTAGATAAATATTTTAATGTTTTTGTAGGAGATATGGGTTCTTGGTTACCTTTTGATCCTAATCCCGATTCTAAATTTGTTAAAGATTCTGAATATGCTAATCAAGAACTTAACAAGATGATGAGAGCTTACCAAGAAAATCAAGAAAAAGCTAAGATTTTCCACGAACAACGTAAGAATGAAAAAATCAGACAAAATATTGAATCAAATATTCAAACTCATAACAAGAATAAGAAAACTCTTAAAAAGAAACTTAAAAGTACCAAGTCTAAAGAAGAAAAGAAATCAATTAGTTTTAATTTAGATAATATTGAAGAACAATTAAAACAAATGGAACAAAAACACAAAGACGTGGCCAAACAAGAAAAAGAGTGTGTTGAAAAATTATCTGTAAAAAAATAGATTAATCATATTTATCATCACGTTTAACTTTTTCAACAATTAATTTTATATTATTACGTTTTTTACTCAATGCTGCAGAAGGGTCAAATAAAGGCAACCTTCTATTCCATTCTTTATCATATTTTCTTTTGTGATATTTTTTATATCTTTTTGAACCTAGTTTAAAATCAGGGACATCTTTGGCTTTATACCAAAATACTTTATCTGTAATATGTTTACTTTTAACACGATTGTTAATAACCATGCAACCAAAATTATCAGTTACTTCTGTAAATACTTGTTGAAAAATATCAAATGATGGAAACATACCAGCATAATGATCATATAATCTTTTTCTATTTGAAATAAAATCTTCTGCTAATAAAAATATATAATCAAAATTACTTCTCATTTCAGGAGGAATACCTAAAGAGAATTGCATAGTTAAAATAAATGATATATGATGATGTCTACCATTAAAGAATAATTCTAAAATATTTTCATCTTTAACCCAAGACCCTTTAGAACTCATACAATCATCCATAACTAACATAACTCTATCATCTTTTAATCTTTTACCTTGTTCTGCTCTTTTTTGATTATCTTCATTTAATCTGGCTTGTCTTTCATATAATTTAGATAAGATTCTAGAATCAAAATTATGATAAATATATAAATCAGGAATAAATTTTCCATAGAATTTATTTAATTTCTCAGTTTTACTTATTATAACAGATGATGGTATACGTCTTTTATGATACATAATTTCTCTTGTTAAATAACTCTTACCAGATGCTCTTTTAGCAATCATAGCAATAGTACAATGTTCTGCCATATTTTTAATATTAAATCTCTTCAAACGCAATCTTGATGCTCCAAATCTTACATCTTTTGTACTCATTAAAATAAATGAGAAATAATTTAATTAATACAAATTAATTAAATTATAATTTAAAAATCAGGTTGTTCAGTAAATATTTCTTGAACAATAGTTCCACCATCTTGAACAGCAGATATAGTAGTTTTTCCAACATCACATAAATATGCTAATAAAACAAGACTAGTAACTAATAATGGGAGTTTAATTTTATCAAATAAATTCTTCTTTTTGTTTTTGTTATGTTTATCTGAAACTTGAAACCAAAAAACAAGTAAAAAAGATATTATACCACCAATTATAATATTTATATTCATATTAAAATAAATAAGAAATTAATTTTCTATATATTTAAATTATAAATTATAAAAAATAATTTCTTATTTTTTATAATGAAGACAAAAAAAATTGTTAATATAACTCGAGTAAAAAAAATATTAAAGTATATTTTAATGGGGATGATTGTTGTTATAGCAATGAAATATACACCTAGTTGTAATGTTCCTAATAAAGAAATTATAATGATTGGTGCTGTATCATCAATTGCTTTTGCTATATTAGATATAATATCACCAACAATACAAATCATTAATTAAATTTCATATAATTTTGAAAGAACTTTCTTTGATTTTTTAAAGTTTCTCTTTCTATAGTATTTTTTGCTATAGTATTTTTTGTATTTGATTCTCCATTATGAGAATATTTACTTCTTTTATCAGAACCACTGCCATTAGAAAATACTTCTCTATAATTTTCAGTATGTTCTTCTTGTTTGTATGTTAAAGTAGTATCTAAATCAGTTTCACCTAAATCTTTTTCTAAAATATTTTTTATTTTATTTTCTACAGAAGAACCTTCTTTAACTCTACCTTTAGATTTACTTAAAGAACCACCATAAGATTTTTTAGAATATAAACTGGAATCATTATCTACATTTTTATTATTTTTTATATTTGTAACTAAAACAGATGTATCACTATCTCTTTTTTTATTACCACTTTCAGATAATTTAATATTCTTTTTATCTAAAATACTAATAATTCTTGAACCTACAGAATTAGAATCTTTTTTATTTAAATTACCACCTTGCATATTTTTAAATTCTTCTGGTTTAATGAAACTATTATGTAAATCTTTATTTACCATTGAAGAAACATATTTCTTTTCTACTTCAGTCATAGTTTTATTAAAATTAGGTGCTTTATTTGTTTGAACATCATCGCCTAAATATTTTTCTAAAACATATTTTAATGGTAATATTTTTCTAATTGCTTCTTCAATACATTCTTTTATTAATTTATGTGCTTCTCTTTGATTTCTTTTTAAATCAATTGCTGGGTAATTATGATAAAATAAATAAGGATTATTCCATAATTCACGAGCACATTCAATATATATTTTATGTATAAATTCTTTAGTATCAATATTATTATATAATTCTGGTTCAACTTTAGGAGGTGTAGTAGCAAATGGTGATGAAGATAACAAGACAATATTAGATTTTAATGTAGCTCTAATAAGATCATTTAACCAATCAAATGAACGTGTGCTAGACATAATTCTACTATATTCACCTTCTAACATACCTTGATCCCATTCTGGAACTTTTCGGAGAAATGTTTGGAAATTTCTTAAAATGTTATCTGTATCAGATAATTTCTTTGCCTGATTGTAAATTGATTTAATACCTTCATAAATTAAAGGCATTAATGTATTTTTCAATTGTATAGTATACTCTTTTTTAGTTTCAACTAAAAAATTCATTATTATATTAAATAGGAGAAATTAAAAATAATAAATTAAATTATTTTTAAAATCTATAAAACGTAAAAACTATAATTTTTTTATTTATTGTTTAGAGCAAGTATGATTACCGCCACGTGATTTTAAAGTATCAATATCTTCTTTTTCTACACATAAACAACCATGATCGCAAGTTAAATTACTTCCTACATAGTCATTATCTTCCTGTTTCATATCTTCAGGTAACCATTGAGTATGTTTGCAACATTTAGGACTACATTTAATTTCTAATCCATTAGCCATTGTTTCAACTAATTCTTGTTCTTCACTGTCGTATAAACTTTCAATTCTTGGTAAAATACAACAAAAGAATAAAATAGCAACAAGTAAAGCAAAAATGATAATTCTATCATTATCAGAATTTATTAAAGCCATATATATAATAATAGAAAAATTTAAATTTAATTTCTAAATAATTATAATGAAAATTCTAAAAAAAATAGTTAAAAATCAAAAAGATAAATTAAAAGGTATTAATAAGATATTGAATAAAAATAAAAACTATACTATTCTTTTTGATAAAAATAATAGAATTATCTTGACTTCTGGTAATAATAAAGTCTTAACGGCAGGTTATAATTTTTATGGTATCCTACAACCTAACGATGTTTGGATATGGGCAACGGCAATTCCTGGAATAGGTATAACTATGAAAAATAAAATAAAATCTATTAGAAAAAATGCTCACTTATTTGAAAAAAGTAATAATCCTAAAATTTTATTTTATCATCATTTCTTAACACAAGATGTAGTAATGATAACAGATAAGAAACAAATACAATGGATAAATCAACTATTATTATATTTAGATGATTCTATTTATTATTTAAATCCACTTAATTCTAAAAAAAACGTTCAATTTATTACATTAAGTAAAATATTTGAAAAGTATGTTTAATTTATCTTAAATAAATGATTACTTTCTTCTTTTCTTTAGTTGTTAATTGATGAAAGTTAAATGTTTTATCAATTTTCAAACATAATTCAACTTCTTTAATTGAAATATCTTTATTATAACTTTGTAATTTTTTAACTAGTTCTTCGTGTTTATTTTCAATAATTAAATGATTAGCAATTCTATTTAACATTAAAATTTCTTGAATTGATTTTTTAGGAACAATCTTTAATAAATTACTAATATTTTTCTTATTGATATTTTTTAAAGAAGTTTTATTTAAATCAGCACTGAATTTTAATGGACCTTTAATATCTTTATTATTATTTTTATTAATCCAAAATGATGTATTTAAACAAGTATAAAATCCGTGAATATTTTGTAAATACCAATTCTGATCTGTATAAATACTTGTTTCAATATTATCACCTCTTGATATAGAATCAGAAATTTTAACCATTTGAAATAATGTTTCATTCCAATCATTCTTACCAGTCAATACTTTCTTTTTATAATTTTCGTGAATCATTAATGGTAATAAAACTTTTTCAGATTCATATAATTTATAAATATCTTTGTAATCACTATAATCATTAATAATACTACTTGTTGATTCAAATAATCCAATATCTATATTTTTCTCTCTTGAATTTTTAATAAAATTTATAATCTCTTTTGAACTAATTTTTACTTTCTTATTTTCTTTTTTAAAATGATAAGATAATTCTTGTAATAAATTTATTAATCTTCTAATATCATTTTGTGAAAAATTTATTAATTTATCATAACATATTTCATCTTTAAATTTAAGTTTTTCTTTTTTACATATTTTTTTAATTAACATTGTAATGTCATAAACTGAAGGTGAAAAGAATTTAATTTCAGGAGAGTTCTTTTTCAAATCATTTAATAATTTACTATGTTGATTATTTGCTATAAATATTAGAGGGAATGATTTATTTTTATTATTTTCTTTGAAAATATTTATAATATATTTTTTTTCACTGGTTAATGTAATTGTCTCAGTATCATCAAAAATTAATGCTATTTTACTTTTATCAATATTAGAACTACTATTTATTTTCATTTTAGAATGAATAGAATTTTTATGATTATAATAGTCTTCAAAATCATTTGATAAACGATGGTCTTTAATTTCATTTGGGTAAATAATTTTTGGATAATAATTAAATTCTTCTAATACTAATTTAGTAGTTAAAGTTTTACCAATTCCATGATTACCAGATATAACAATGGCTTGACTTTTTAATGATTTTAATTTAGTTAGCCATTCTTTTAATTTTTTAATTTGATATTTATGACCAACTATTTCAGATATGTTCTTAGGTTTCCATTTATCTGTCCATAATTCTGACATTAATTATATTAATACATTCTCTTTAAAGACTTAAGATATAAAAAATCAATATTTTATAAATTAAAAAAAAATGTTTAAAAAAAAAATTTCTAATCTTATA